GTAGATTTTAATGGAGATTTAATCCAATTTTATGGTAGTAATCCTTCTGGACATTGCTTAACTGTTATAATTAATAGTTTGGTTAATTCCATTTATATGAGATATGCTTATTATTTATTAAATCCTAATAAAGAGACATTGTCTTTTCAAGATAATGTTTCTCTCATGACATATGGAGATGATAATATTATGGGTATATCTCAAGAGATTCCTTGGTTTAATCATACAACTATTCAACAAAAATTGGGTGAAATAGGTATTGTATACACTATGGCTGATAAAGAAGCAGCTAGTGTACCATATATTTCACTTTCTGAAGCTTCATTTCTGAAACGTTCTTGGAGATGGGACGAAGAAATAGAGGAATATATGCCTCCTATAGAACATGATTCTATACAACGTAGCTTAACTATTTGGACAAAATCCAAATCAATTTGTCAACAAGAACAAATAGTTGAAGTTATCAAATCTGCCGTAGGAGAATATTTCTTTTACGGTAGAGATATTTTTGAGGAGAAATCTACTCTTCTTAAAGATTTAGTGAATGAATTGGATTGTTCACTATGGGTTAAAGATAATACATTTCCATTGTATGATGAATTAGCCACTAAATTCAAGGAAACTTTAAACCTTGAAGAACGGGGCATTTGAGATTATGTCCAACTTAAACCAAAAAATCTCCGCACACAATAGTTACTTATTGAAGCTATTGAGATCTGTAAGCAGATAGAGAGGATTGTGTGTGTACATCTACCAGGGCGTTCCCCAAAATTCCTATTTAGGAAAGTGTCGGTTGATGCACTAAGATCTCAAGTCGTCCAGCCTATCGGGTATAAAACTGGATTAGACTCTAAAATTAAAGACCTGCCAAATACAATCAAATCAATCAAAATAATAAAGAAGAGACACAAATTGCGTCACCGCGATTTGAAGTTTCTAAGAAAGAGCTTAATGATGATGGAGACTTCTTCTCCCTCTGCGACTGCTGTCAAAAATACTACTCAGAACTCGTCTTCTGTTGTGAAAGTTTTCACAAAGATATTGAATTGGGTCATTCAGATTTTTCAAATAATAATCATGAAAACTGTTTGTTCATGTTCAAGCAAGTAATCTGCAAATTCAAACGGATCAAATACTTATGTCAAATGAGAAGATAGATACTTCAGAGGACAATCACGAGATCATGGCTATGGGTGATAATACACCAATTTCTATGACTAGTGCTCCTGTTATAGTTGATGAATCTTTCAGAGATGGTTTTTCGGTTAATGCACAATTAGCTGATTTTCTGAAAAGACCTGTTCTTATTCATACCGAAACATGGTCTGAAGGATCTCAAGTTGGAGCCATTATAAAACCTTGGTTTCTATATTTTAGCAAACCTAGTATCACACGCAAATTACAAAATTATGGTTATATAAATTGTAATCTTAAGTTACGTGTAGTAGTTAATGCTTCACCCTTTTACTATGGATATGCTATAGGAGTTTATCAACCTATGTTTGGTGGAGGTTTTGACGCTGGTAGAATGCATAATGGTTTAGCACGTGTCGGACCTTTTATGGCAGCTTCATGTAGACAAAGAATAGATATTCTACCATCTAAAAACCAAGGAGGTGAAATGACTTTACCCTTTATATGGAAAGCTAATTGGCTCAAAATCGGTCTAGCTGATGATTTCTCCAATATGGGTGAATTTGTTTTACAATCAATTGATGCTCTGTACAATGCAAATTCTACTGTAGGTACTGATGTTACTTTACAGATTTTTGCTTGGGCCGAAGATGTTGTTGTTTCCGCACCAACATCTGAATTACCATTACAAACTGATGAGTACCGTC